AAATCTGAACGAGCGCAGTTACGGCTCCTTCAACTTGTTCTGCTCCGCCGCCAGTGGCCGTAATAGCAGCAGTGATATTCTTAAACGCAAGCTCCGCATCAGCAACACCTCCGCCAGCGCCTTTTACGGCTGCGGTAAGTCGAGTAATTCCCCTGATAGCAATTTCTTGTGGAACATTTAACTGTTTCGTGACATCGGCGGCGGCGGCTACAGCTCTTGCATAACTATTTTGACTTGCAACCGCATCGCCTTGGACTTCTGTAATTCCTTCTAGGGCGATCTTCAATCTCTTAATAGTCGCCGCATACTCAGCAAACCCACCAAGCTGCTGCCTGAGCTGACCTACCTGAGCGCCAAGTGCAGCACCAGCAAAAGACCCGCCAACACCACCAATTGCGCCACCAATTGCGCCACCAAGAAACCCCTCAGGTCCGCCGAAAATACCGCCCGAGATCGTTGCACCAGCAACCTGGGCGGCCTTGCCAGGGGAGAACCTCCCGCGAGTGCGATTGCGTTTTTCAAGCTCTTTGTCTACGTTCCTAATGCTCTTTGTGATTTTCCTTTCTGTTTCTTTCGCTGTAACAGCTAGTGGGTCAAGATCCAGTCTAAGTTCTTCAAGAGACTGCTTGACCAGATTAAGCTCTCGAATAGTGCCTTTTCTAAAACTTGAGAATTCTGGGACTTTTGGATCCGAAAAACCGCGAATCCTGTCAACATAGGAAGCAGGAGTTTCTTTTGACCCAGGCAACATCGATGTAGGCGTTTTCCCTAGAGGGACATTCCTAAAGGCTTCCGACACATCACGACTATCACCCGAAAACTTAATAGCTGCATCCCTAAGGCTTTTTTCAGATTCAAGAAATCCGTTTCCAGTTTTTTTCAAGTTATCAATAAAAGATTTTATGCCTAAAGAAAAGCCTTCTAGGCGTTTTTTATACTGAGAGGATGACTCCCCAGTTTGAGGGAACATGCTTACAGGGGTTTTCCCTAAAGCTATTTTTTCAAATCTTTGACGAACTTTTTTTGAACCTCCAGCAAACTCAATCGCAGACTCTCTAAGCTTCTTTTCCGAATCCAGAAAACCGTCACCTGTTCTCTCCAGGTCGCTATTGAATACGTTGATAATGTCCGATAAAGCGCCCTGAGAAGTGCGCCCCATTCTTGCCTGCTGTCCTTTTTGCCTAGAGGATCCAATCCCGACAATGCCTTCGTAAAGCGGACTTAAATCCACTCCACTTAAGCCAAGCATCGACTTTATAGCACTAGTTCTTTGCCTGCCCCTATCCCTTGATGCAAGTTTTTGGTCAAAGAGCGCAAGTTCCTTGTCAAAAGCTTCAGCGTTTTTACTTATCAATTCACCGCTCGCAACGTCTTGCTGTTCTATTAAAAGTTTGTTTTTTTCGGTCTGAATGCGAAGCATTTCGCTCTTGTGATTTCTCGCAGCTCCTTCGATCTTCTCGTAAGCCTCAGACCAAAGCTGGAATAATTCAGTTGCCTCGGTAACTGCACCTTCATCAACAATCTGATTTCTTGCTCTTTCTTTTGCTCGCTGCATCCCAGGCGTAAATTCACCGGCAGCAGATCTCTGGCGGATACTGGCAGAAAACGCGCCAAAGCCAGACTGGGAATACGACTCGCGAGCGCCACCCATTCGCTGACGGATGGCCATTGCTTGGAACTGTTCCTTGGTGGTTACGTTGACAATTGCATTTTGTAAATCTTTATTTAGCTGAATAAGTTCAACGGTCAAAGCTCGACGGCGCTCGTATCCAGTTACGTTTGTAAGCTCTTTGTTGACTTCGGAGATCCTTTGAGAGATTGTCGCTTGAGTTTTTTCAAGATCGCCGTATTCTTTCTTTAGTCGAGCGAAGTAATCAACGCCAAGCTCAGAAGAGAACACGTTCGTCCGAAACGCAATTGGTCCTCTTTCAGCGCCGACCCTTAATAGTTCAAGCTTGCGCAATGCTACGTTCAGATCTTCCGCATTAAGGGTTCCGCTGGCAATCGAAGCGTTGAGTTTTTCAATCTGTCCAGTAATTTTTTCCGGCTTGGCGGAGATAATCGTGTTTATTGCAAAACGCGCCTTACCAGAACTGATCTCCACCTCTTTCAGACTGACGTTCAGGTTTTTAATATCTTTGCCAAGCTGCAAAAACGCAACAGAATCTTCTCTTACTTTTGATCTTAATTTTTCAAGCTGAGTAATTGCATACTGCAGATCTTTCGCGCTGTTCTTCGAGGCAGAGCCTAGATTTACAAGACTTAACCTTTTGCGCTCGACAGCCTCAGATGACCCACGAAGGGTTGACTTAAGATTGCCGATGCTTACACCAAGCTCGCGATAAACCTTGCCGCCCATAGCGGCCTGTTCGCGCAAGCCTTCAAACGCCTTGATTTGACCTTTTATTGTCGCTTCGCTATTCCCGACCTCTTTGGCAAACTTAACAATATCTTTGGTCGCTTGATTAATATCTCGATCAGACAATTTTGTCTGCTTCGATAAATCTCGGAATGATCTGTTTAATGCTGCAAGTTTTTCGCCACCTTTAATGCCAAGCTCAATGGCTATTGGTTGAACAGTCTTACTTGGCATCTTTCTTGTTCAGCTCAGAGAGTGCAGCAGCTTCCATTACTTGAAGGCTCTCCAGCATCTCACGGGGATTCTCTACATCATAAAGGGACATCAGTCCTGACGCACCTAGCAAAACCTCATATTTCAAACCAACGTAACCTCCCATCGTGACGGTCCATTGCGTTTGCATCCGCAAGAACATCATTAACACATCCCAATTTTCTTCCCACACCTCAAAATGCTCCTCTTTAGGAGCCGTCTGACGCAACGGCTTCAAACCAAATGCCGCTGCGTCATCTTCACTTTTGTCTTCTATTTTTTTGCCGCCATTCGCCCAATACTTGACGGCATCTTTTAGTTTCCCAGTTTTGCGCCTTCAAAAGTTTCCGTATATGCCTTCAGGACGCCACGAATCCAATAAGGATCATCAGCAAATTCTTTCATTGCTGTCTGGGAAAACGGCAACGGCTTCCCATCTTCGTCCTCGATACCTTCCCATCCAGTCATGACAGCTTTTAGCAGCTCAAGGTCGCCTTTGTCTGCAAGCTTCTGGAACTCAGACCGTGGAACTCTTTTGAATACTGCGTCAAAGCTGGATTCATCAAACACTCCGCCATCAGCGGGCTCTTCTACTGTTACAGGCCATTTAAAAGTCTTGACCTTTTTGCGAACGAAAGCCATCGAGCAAGTTTAACTGTAATTAGCTTACAGCAACAAAAAAGGCCGTGCTCTCCAACACGGCCATGGTTCCACTAAGGGCCTTGGCTCCCTCGGATCAACTATACACGAGCGTCATCTCATCGTTCCCTGCCGTTGATGGGATCGCGGTGTATGGGATGTTCAGCATCGCAATGCCGTCTTGATCCCCGTAGCTCACGTCTCCAATGTCGATCCGGGTACTAGCAAAATCAACAATGTTCCCTGCGGTTGTGCCGTGCTGGAACGTGAGGTTGCCCAGCGCACTGTCAGTCAGTGCAGCAGTGAAATAATCCTTCGTGGCAATCGAAATCATCTCCATACTCACGCTTCCGCTGGCTTGGCGATCAGTAATGATCACTTCCTTGTTGCATCCAATCAGCTCGCGGTAAACAACAGAGTTGCCGATGTCAAAACTAATTGACTGCAGGCAGCCAGAGTAAGAAAGCAAGGAGAAGGTGTCTGTGTTGCCGTTCTTGAAGATCAGCGGTGTCGCTTGGTTTGCGTAAGTAACGCTCGGCAGTGCTGAATCATCAGGAGCGTTGTAGATACCCGTCATCGTGAAATCGATGGTTGGAATTTCTCCCACGGATCCATTCAAGGTGAATGTTCCTCTGGCACCAGTCACCTTGTGGCGAACACCATCGATGTTGTAGTGAATAGTGACTGAACTGAAAGATGAGCTTACTGGCGCATACGTTACTGACGTACCAGCAGCAACAGTTTCACTAAGGCCGCAAGCTTGAAGCGCCTTGCCGTACTGCGGAGCCGTGCCAGCAGTACCAGAGCCAGCAAGCTCAACACTAAAAGTACACTCAACGCGAGTGTTGGCAAGCAGCTGCTCAGAAGCGCCCAAATAAGGACGGATCAGATCGCGATTAACGACATCACTCTGCTGTGGAGTGATGTTCAAGTCCCTCACCAAAACCGCGTCGGTTCCGGTTGGAGTCGGATCGGTCCCGTAAGTTGACTCTGTTTCGATCAGAATCAGTCGTTTCCGTAGAAGAAGTGGTGCCATTTTCTTGTGGGGGGTCGGCGGGAAGTGTTCGCTTGATCAGAGTGCGTTTTCCGGTTTCTGGATCGAGAAGATACGACCCACCTTGACCGCTGTACTCGTCTTTCATCGTAATCCTTGCAACTGCTTAAACCTTAGTAGACAGTAAGGTCTGCTACTGATGTTCTGTATTTGACGTCGTACTCATTAGAAAACACGCCAGCAGGTTGGTCTGCATCAAGAAACTCAAAGCTTGTCAAAACAGGCTGCACATCAATCGCATAACCCCCAA